ACTGCTGCGTTCATACCGTTCTCAATAGCTGTGTCTAACATTGCCGCATATCTTGGATCAGCGTTTGAGTATGACCATGTTAAGTGATAGTTGGGTATGTCTTTGGCTTTTCTGCGATTAGCAATTTTAGTGTAGTCATACCATTGCACATCGGGAAATATCTCAAATATGTTTTTCTCTCCCATGTATCGGATCAACTCCCATTGAATGTCTGTTGTGCCGTTCAGCCTCACACATGGTTGAATGCCACGTTTCTTGCAATAGTTTCTGAACTTATCTATGTCCACAATTAGCTGTGCCATAAATCCTTGTTGGTCATTGTAGAACCATTGTGCTTTTCTCATTCTTGCAGATTGCACGTTAGACATTTGTCCACGCCCTGCAGTATTTAGACAGGCATCAATGCAACCTGCCTGTTCAGCCATTGGGCATGAATTTGAGTATCTGCCCAAAGTTTCAACCCATACTTTATAGGGTGTCATATATAGGATAGCGGTTAGGTATTCGCTACCGTCACCTTTTACAGTTTTGGCGTTGGTTCCAACACCTATTAGTTTATAGTTTGACATAATCAATCCTCCTTAGATTGCGTTTAGTAAGGCACATCCAAACCCATCTGTCAAGCATAAGGTACGGTTGGCCGCACTTAGCCTGGATGTACCCTCACAAAAAGCAATCACTTTTCCTAATGACGGACTGATTCAAGTCACCGTTCTATAGATTGGGCTTTGCATCAATCCTACTGCTGTTATTCCACGTCACTTCCATTGGACAGCTATTGAGTTCCTTAGTCTCATCATTTGGTCGGCTATAATATGTGGCCTGATCAATTTAGTTTGTTTCGTTATATTCAGTCTTTCGTATTTAGTTTAGTTAGTCAAGTATTTAGTTTAGTCTTTATTTGTTAGAGGGTCTTTTCATTATCCGTCTATGTCAATTTAGTGCTTCAGTCTTTAACTAGGTCTTACCTTGTGTTTTTAAGTTTCAGCTAACTTGTTTGATGTACTATTAAGGGCATACCCCAACATAGAACGCAACACTTTTTTTCAACTATTTTATAAGTTGTTGTTTTTAAACGAATCTTTTTTGCATCGTTCTCGTTGTGTTCTTTATGCCAGGTAGAAAGTATAATAAAAACAATAACTTAGCATTTGAGAGTAGAACAAAGTAAGAACTTCTTTTTGTATATATAATGTGTCCGTTGCTTTGGGTGGGTGTACCTATTTGTGATCACAAAAGAGGGGTATAGTTATGCATCCCTTCTTAATTTGTGATCACATTTTGAGATGTTGCAAATTTATCACGCTTTTTTGTAGTCTATTGAGGATATATCAGTTAAATTATGCTTTAAATACAGCTACTTACAAAGAAAAACCTTATAAATATAGCAAATTCTTTTGAGAAATGCACGCCCTGCGAGGGCCACCCCCCGTTACCCAGTACGTATATATACACATACACACAGAAGTGGTTTTTTAAGGGGTGACAAACTGTCGCAGTAGTACAAATATATACTTGACAGACCCTATTTTTTGGGTATAACTGCGGAGCAGGAGCAGGACAGTTAAACTTTTAGTGTTTTTACTTAATAAAAAGTAATATAAATAAAATATTGGACATAGGTAAAGTTTAACTTGACAGTTATACTGTACTTCTGTATACTAAATCTAGTAACACACCAATAACTATAACCAATAATTTGTGTTATACTTGATATGTACCGTATTCTGGGTGTCTTTCTTCCTCACATTCCTCCTCCTCACACTTAGTTTATGGTACATATCACCTTTTAGGTAATACCATGAGTAAAAACAGAATAAGCTTGTACTCTTCTGAAGATGTAATAGAAGAGTTTTACGATGCTATAGCAGATGGAGACAGTAAAAGACTAAGGAGAGTCCACATTCCTAAGTCAGATGTCTTCTATGTACGTGAAGCATTGAAAGCTAGACTCGGAAAGAGTTTTACTTTAGACCATATTGAAAGGGCTATGTACTTAGAGGGCTTTCTCCAGCGCCATGAAGTGCTAGACCCAGACAAAAAAAGACCAGGAATAGATTAAATAAAGTGTTGACATTGAAATCTGTATCCATACAACTATGTGTATTAGGAATGTTATCAGCATGTCAAAGTATTACGTACACAGCGTCATGTAGGGTGGGAGATACTGCATGTCAGAGAAACCAAGATGCTCAAACCCTTGCTATTATTGGACACAAAGACGCTGCTACGGAGCTTATGTGTAGCGATATCGCTCACTACGCTAACAAGTTACCACGTATATGCTCAGGAACAAGTGCCGATAGATGATGGTACGACTACAAATAATACCACATCAAACGATAATGGCAACGATGTAACAGGTGACTTTTCAAATAACTACGAAGATTCAACTGTAGATTCAAACAATAGTAGTCAGACTACAAACTATAACGGAGCAGGGTCTTCACCAGGTAGTAACCCGGCAATGACTGCAATGGCTCCGACAGTAATGGGTGGGGGAGGTAATGATTCCTGTTTAATCCCTTTGAGTAGAGGTCTTCAATTAAGTATAATTGGGATGTCTAAAGGTGAGATGCAACAGGATGACCACTGTAATCGCAGGAAGAATGCTAGATTACTAGGATTACCTCAGCAGATTGGTGGGTTAGGATTACAGGTATCAGGCATATCAGTTATGTGCCAAGATCCAACAGTGTTTAGGAGTATGATGTTAGCTAATACTCCATGTCCTATAAATGATAGTCGTACTGGCAAACTGTTAATGGGCAAAAACGCAGTTAACAAATACAGAGAAAACCCTGAAGTATTTGTAGTAGGGTACGAACTAGATAAAGAATTTTGGGATGCTCTATTAAGAGTGGGAGAAGAATATGAAGAAGTCATTGCTGAAGATACTGGCCCTAAGCTTTCCATTAGTGATCGCTTCAGGACTAGCAAACGCAACAAGCGAACCACTGATCCAGCCAGAACCAATAACACTGGAAGTGGAAATAACGGATCTAAACCTGACCCTGACAGGACAGGAAAAGATTGACTCTCTAATTAACTCTTTGGGTGCTATCAAGAAAAGAGTAGAAGACGGTGCGACAATAACAGTAGGTGCATTAGGATACGCTGCGCTGGGCGGTGTTGTAATTGATGACGCATTTGATGATGGACTTATTACGCAAGAAGAGTTTGACGATTATATAGAAGCTAAGGATCTTGTAACTAGCCACGATTACTCTACAGCAGAAAACGCACAGCAGCTATTTATGCAAGAGTATACCGCTAGTATGAATGACTTAGATGAAGCGTTAGACTTACTCACAGATGCTACTGGTGAGATTATGGCAGGTGTAGCTGTAATGGAGTCTGCAGCATCAGCAGATACATCACCAGAACAAGAAGCGTTACAGGGATTGTTAGGACAAGAAGAGTACAGTATAAACCAAGCAGAGGTTGATGCGTACAATCAAGCTGTAGCACAAGTAGAGAACTATGCCCAACAAGCAGGTGCTTTCATGGCGGCTGCAAACAACACAGATCTTACAGCTAGTATCGACAGCTATGCCACTCAGAATAACTTCTTGGTGGGCAACTACACAACGATTACATATACCCAAGCTATGGATGAGTTTGTAATTAACTGGGATGACGATGGGTTTGGCTCTGGTTGGCAAGGCTATCTAACACCAGACTTCAAAGATGCAGAAGCTTTGTATGATGCTGGTGAGTATGTAGCTCAGTATGGAACTATGCCAAACTAATGGCTATGGAGTTTAGTATAGGTGGATTCAACATCAAAGGTTGGATGGTTGCTGTGGCTCTGCCAGTTCTATCTGCTGTATCAGGTGGTGTCTATTGGGGTTATGATACTCTCAATAGGTTCTATGGCGTAGAGGGTGGTGTTAGTGAAGCACTAGGTAATACCAGCGCAAACGCAAAGCAAATTTCAGAATTACAAAAAAGCTTGACTAAGTTAAGTAATGACACAGAAAGAGAACGTACAGCAAATAAAACATTTGCGGCAAATCAATTAACGACAGCTAGTCAAGCAATACGAAAAGAATTACAAGAAGCCGAAACAGATCTTGGTAACGAGATAACAGAACTAGAAGCAGATATAACAAGTAGAATACAAACAGTAGAGCAAGCTATCGTAGATAATGATGTCAGAGGATTAAACTCCAAGCTGGCACAACTTGCGACAAATATGCAACAGATACTTGAGCAGCAGAAAGTTTTACTTGACTTGCGCTCTCAGGTAGATAAAGCTACTACTATAACAGACGGCATAGGTGATAAACTAGATGTATTACAAACAGAAGTAGATGACATTTGGAAAGCCTATGATGAACTAGCAAGCAACCCACTATAGGTGATACATGGCTACTCCAGCAAAAGGCAAGATGTTTGCCAAGACAACTACTAATCCTAAGACAGGACGTAAGATCAAAGTAAGCTACGGTCAAGCAGGTAAAGCTAAAGACGGTGGTAAGCGTATCAGACCAGGAACAAGCAAAGGTGATTCGTACTGTGCAAGAAGCGCTGGTCAAATGAAGAAACATCCAAAGGCAGCAAAGAATCCTAACAGCCCACTACGTCTATCTCGTAAGAAGTGGAAGTGTGCTGGAACTAAATCTAAGAGGACATAATGGCTACACCTAAGAACAAAGCTCTATACTCTAAAGTAAAGTCAGAAGCTAAGAGAAAGTTTAAGACGTGGCCCAGTGCATATGGAAGTGCTTGGTTAGTTAAGACGTATAAAGCACGTGGAGGTACATATAGTAAGGGAGGCGTAGTTGCATCAAAAGGCAAAACACGTACTAGAAAGCCGTAGAGGTTACGCTGAAGGTGGGCTAACTAAATGGTTTAAAGAAGACTGGCGTGACGTAAAGACAGGCAAGAAGTGTGGACGTTCTGGGAGTAAAGACAAGAACAGACCATACCCTGCATGTAGACCAAAGGCAGTAGCAGGTAGAATTAGTAAAGCAGAAGCAAGGAAGAAAACTGGGCCAAAGAAAGTTAAATGGTCTGTAACAGCATCAGGGAGGAAACGCAGTAAAGGATAATAAATGGCGTTTCTTACAAGTAGTATACCGTACTTCAAAGCGTGGGTACGCAGAGAGTACACAAAAAATTTAGAAGAATACCACGGTGAATTTTTACATGCTATGGTGATTGGCGTTACTACAATGCCAAACAGAACACTAAGCTTTCAAGTAATATTCACTGGGTGTGAGTCAGATGAAGATGATTCACAAAACGTACATGGTGGTGCTATGTGGGCTAGATTGCCACTGACCGCACTAGTAGCTGATACACCGTTGGAACAATGGCCTAATGAGTTACCACCATATTTAGCACAGCCTTGGGATTGTATGTCTCATACACACTCAGTGTATAAACTAGAGAGAGCAAGCCCAGCGCCTTGGATAGCCAAAGTAGATGGCGAGTTTTACCCAGCAAAGTATTACTTTACAGTGGACTATACAGATAATGAAGTCGCTGATGACCCAGCGCAGCATAAACAGTCTCATGTATTAGAACTATTAGATGCAGGAGATTATACTGGTAACATAGTTGCGTTACCCAATAACAGAGTGAGAGTAACTCACCCAGCTTGGTTTGAAACTGGTGAAGGTGCGCCAGACTTTAAACCTAATCAACATATGTTTAACTCAAAAGAAAACGTAGACTACGTATGGGATACGCAACGAGTTTTCAATAATCTATATAGCGAGGATAAAGAATATCAATGATGAAGAAAAAAGGTTATGCTAAAGGTGGACTAAAAATGGTAATGAAGGATGGAAAGAAAGTTCCATTCTATGCTGCTGATGGTAAAGGTAAGATGAACAAAGGCGGCATGATGAAAAAAGGTTATGCTAAAGGTGGCATGAAGAAGAAAGGTTATGCCAAGGGTGGTATGAAAAAGATGGCAAGAGGTGGCTTCTTAGCTCCTGCTGCTAGACCACTAAAAGGTGTAAAAAAGTAAATGGTATCTAGAGATTACAGCACAGTAACTAAAGCTATAACTGTTGCAGCTACTGCTGGCGGTGCTAGTGGTGATGTGCTGTATACTGCTCCTAATAAGTTTGATACAGAAATAGATTTTCTACATGTAACAAACGGTGCAAACTCTACTAAAAAAATTACTATACAATGGTATCACGCAGACACTAACACTTATCACACAATATTAAATGATAAAAGTATAGCAGGTAATGATACCTATGATGTAGTTTCTACCATAATGTATTTACATGCTGGTGATAAAATAGTGTGCCACGATCCTGCTAGTGGTGGTTGCCAAGTTATATTGTCAGGTAAAGAATATTTTAACTTGACGAGATAGCATAACGGCTATACTATATTAGCAGTACTATAGCGCTAACATTTGTGTATAACTACCCTTGTACAAACAAGGAGAAAGTACATGAAACATTTTTTAAAACGCATGTGGAATAACCACGTAATCAGACAACAAAAACGTGCAGACTTTAGAATGCTACACATGCTGTCTGATAGAGAACTAAATGATCTAGGAATAGGTAGATCAGAAATAAGGAATGCAATTTATGGCAAGGACATTAACTGAAAGACAACAAAGGTTCTTGGATGTATTATTTGATGATGCTGGAGGTGACGTTGTAGCTGCTAAGAAGTTAGCTGGCTATGGTGACAACTCCAGCACAACAGCAATAGTGGAGGCTTTGAAAGATGAAATCGCTGAAAAAACTAGGACTTACTTTGCTCGGACTGCCCCGAAAGCTGCTTATGCGCTTATGGGAGCTTTGCAAGATCCCACTCAGTTGGGTATCAAAGAAAAAATGATAGCCGCTAAAGATGTGCTTGACAGAGCAGGTCTTGGTAAAGTTGATAAGGTAGATGTCACCAGTGGAGGTGGCATTTTCTATTTACCACCAAAAGAAGGTCCAAACGAATAATACCTCAAAGAGAATTGGGATTCTGGCAGTTACCTCTGCCTCCCAAAGGACACAACAAAGAATGGCATGTCATAGCTAGGACAACTGTAAAAGTTCCATTTGGTTATGAAGTGCATCCAGAAAACGATAGGCTACTTGTTCCTGTAGAACATGAGCTAGAAGCGTTAGAGCTTGCAAAACAACACCTCAAGCAGTATAGTTACAGAGCAGTAGCGCAGTGGTTGAGTAAAGAAACTGACCGATACATCTCACATATGGGTCTAAAGAAGAGAATAGAAGTTGAGCAAAAACGTAGAAAAGCATCTGCAATTAAGCGTAAGCTTGCCAAGTGGCTCGAAGAAACGCTCTCGCAAATCGAGAAGCTCGAAAAGCAAGGAGTCGGAGCCTACTCAGAAGCCAGCGGAGATCGAAACCCCCCAGATCCCAGCGCAGGTAGTAGCACCTGAGTATGACGTAGAAGAAGCACAGAAGGTTGTATTCAAACCTAATGAGGGTCCACAAACAACTTTCTTAAGCTCTTCTGAAAGAGAAGTTCTGTACGGAGGGGCTGCTGGTGGTGGTAAGTCATACGCTATGCTTGCAGATCCACTACACGGCTTAAATGATCCTAACTTCTCTGGACTCCTTGTACGACACACAACTGAAGAACTAAGGGAACTTATACAGAAGTCACAGGAGTTATACCCACGTGCCGTACCAGGAATCAAATGGTCAGAACGTAAATCTCAATGGGTATCTCCTAAAGGTGGAAGACTGTGGATGTCTTATCTGGATAAGGATACCGATGTCACACGTTACCAAGGACAGGCTTTTAACTGGATTGGATTTGACGAACTTACTCAATGGCCTACACCTTACGCTTGGGATTATATGAGGTCACGTCTTCGTAGCGCTCATGGTAAAGAGTTAGGGCTTTACATGAGAGCAACTACAAACCCAGGTGGCGCTGGACATGCTTGGGTAAAGAAAATGTTTATTGATCCTGCACCAGCAGGTGAACCTTTTTGGGCAACAGATGTTGAAACTGGAAAAACTATTACATTCCCTAAAGGACACAGCAAGGAAGGTCAGCCTCTATTTAAGCGTAGATTTATTCCTGCGTCACTCTTCGATAACCCATACCTTGCCGAAGAAGGTGACTACGAAGCTATGCTCTTATCACTACCAGAGCATCAACGTAAGCAACTCCTCGAAGGTAACTGGGATATCAACGAGGGAGCAGCCTTTCCCGAATTTGACAGAACTGCCCACGTTATCGAACACTTTGAAATTCCTGAGTCGTGGGTACGTTTTAGGGCGTGTGACTATGGGTATGGTTCTTATACTGGCGTTTTGTGGTTTACCGTTGCTCCTGATGAACAGCTTATAGTATATAGAGAGTTATATGTTTCTAAAGTAATAGCTTCTGACCTAGCAGACATGATACTAGAGGCAGAGGCAAAAGACGGTGGTATGAGATACGGTGTGCTTGATAGTTCTTTGTGGCACAACCGTGGCGATACTGGGCCATCGTTAGCAGAGCAAATGAACATGAAGGGTTGTCGATGGCGTCCTTCTGATCGCTCAAGAGGCTCACGTATCGCAGGTAAAAACGAGATACATAGACGATTAAAGGTAGATGAGTTTACCGAAAAACCTATGTTAGTATTTATGAATAACTGTGTGAACACTATAGCACAGATACCAAGCATCCCACTGGACAAAAAGAATCCAGAAGATGTAGACACCAAAGCAGAAGATCACTTGTATGATGCTTTACGCTATGGTATAATGACTAGACCACGCAGTAGT